CAAGAATGGACGGCGATTTTTACAGGATGCAGGATATATGCCACAAAAGACTGCCCGACCTTGCAAGCGCAGGGTACGCCAAAAGAGGAACTGTAAGAATATGTAAGATTGTTAATAGTCCCTGCCAAACTTGGTGGGTAACAGAGAAAGGGGAACGAATATGCCTATAACTGATGAACAAAGAGAGCAGAGAAAAACCCGTTTAGGCAGTACGGATATTGCCGCAATTTTAGGTGTTGACCATTTTAAGACTGCCTATGATGTTTACCTCGAAAAGACGGACAAGCTCGAAGAAGAAAAGAAGGTCGAGGAATATAAAAAGGCCGGGAATATGTTTGAGGATGGGATACTTACTTACGCAGAGCAGCAGCTTGGCAAGCTCGCAAGAAATCAATTCCGCAAGGCCGAAGGATTACCTATCGGCTCAAATATAGATGCCATTGTTGTTGAACCTCTCAATGGCGAGGCATCTGCGGGCGACCCGGTGGACGCAAAGACGGCAGGGCTTTACGGGCCGCTTGTCGAGGAGTGGGGGGAAGAAGGAACCGACCAAGTGCCGGACAGGATTTTAATTCAGGGCCACGTTCACATGCTCTGTACCGAAGCCGATGTATGCCATATCCCAACATTCCTCGGCGGTCGTGGTTTTAAGATGTTCCGAATCAATCGCGATAAAGAGGTAATCGACCTTATCAAGAAAAGTGCGATTGAGTTTTGGGATAAGCACGTTTTGGCTGATGTGCCGCCCGAAGACGTGCTGCCTAACCTCGAACTGATTAAGCGGATAAGGCGAGAGCCGGAATCTGTTGTTGATGTGAGTGATGAACTGGTGCAGAAGTGGCTCGAAACAAAGGATGCTCTTAGTATCGCCAAGAAAGCTGATGAAGAAGCTAAGAAGGCCGTACTTGCCGCTTTGGGTACGGCAGAAGCGGGTAAATGTGGTTTAGGGATGGCAACTTACCTATCGCAGTCCCGGAGTGGAATAGATAGCAAGAAACTAAAAGAGGAACAACCGGAAATCGCTAAAAAATACACAACATTGACCTCATTCCGGGTTCTCCGATTCAAGAAAGAGAAGGTGAAAGCACAATGAAGATTTCAAGGGTAAAAGCAGTTAATTTTGAGGGGATTGTCAGCGTTGATACGGTACTTGGCAAGAACGTCAACAAGATAACCGGCAAGAATGGTGCTGGCAAGTCGAGTTTTAGAGATTCGATTATTGCTACGCTGTGCGGCGCAAAATACACCCCGGACGTACCCATCAGGACAGGGCAAAACAAAGCCGAAGTAACGGTTGATATGGGCGAGTATATCGTCAAAGGGACTTATACGAAAGATGGACGCAAAATCGAGGTATTAAGCCCGGATGGTGCAAAGTTTCCTCGACCGCAGGAATTGATGGATAAGTCTATTGGCCGGCTTTCATTCGACCCGACCAGTTTCTATCGCAAGCCCCCCAGAGAGCAAGCAGAGATGCTCCGGGTGCTCGTAGGGCTTGATGTAAGCGATATTGTGAGCAAATATAGCCAACTCCAAGCTGAACGTGCTCAGATAAACTCCAACAAGACTTTGCTACAACAAAAAGCCGATGCGATTGCAGTCCCGCCAGATACGCCGGACGGAGAAGTGAGTATCAGTAACTTAGCAAAGCAACTACAAAAAGCGAACAATCATAATGTCGAACAGTCAAAGAGAAAAGCGAAAGCAAATTTATTGGCAGAGGCTTGGCTTGCGGAAATTGAGATAATTAAAAAGTATGATTCGGACATAGCGAGATATGAAGAACTACTTGAAGAAGCTAAGGCGGCTAAAGAGAAAAGCAAGGCGACTACCGGGAGTTTGTTTACAGAAAGGGAAACTCTTGAAAAAACCATTCAACCAGAGCAGGATATTCAACCAATCCAAACTCAAATTGAAGCTGCCGAAATAATCAATCGTGATGTCCACCTGAAAAAGCAAAAAGAAGAGTTGCAAACTGCCATTGAACTAAAGACCACCCGATACACAGAACTCGGCAGGGATATGAAGCAACTGGATGCAACAAAAGCTGCCCGGCTTGCAGAAGTCAAGATGCCGGTGGATGGCTTGTCTCTTACCGAAGAATACGTTACTTATGGTGCTTTACCGCTCAAGCAAGTCAATACCGGAGAGCAGCTCAAAATTGCCGTTGCAATAGCAATGGCAATGAACCCTACGCTCAAAACAGTATTCGTTAAATGCAACGACTTAGACGCTGACAATTTGAAGCTGTTGGAGGACTTGCTTGTCGAACGCGACTATCAAGGATTCTTTGAGATTGCTGATACCTCTGGCAAAATCGGAATTGTAATTGAAGATGGAATGTTAAAGAAGAAGAAGAAGGAGACGAAAAAATGACAACACAATTAGCACAAAGAAAAGAGAACCTGTCAAGTTTGTTGGGACGTAAGCAGTTTCAGGAGAGCTTAAAAGATGTCCTACCAAAACACTTGACCCCGGAAAGAGTGGTAAAGATGGCGTTGGTAGCGGCCAGCCGACAGCCGAAACTTTACGACTGTACGCCACAGAGCTTTTTGCAGTCGGTAATGACCTCGGCGGAGTTGGGGCTTGACTGTACCGGCACTTTAGGGCAAGGATACCTCATCCCATTCTACAACGGTAAGATTAAGGCGTTTGAATGTCAGTTTATGGCTGGCTATCAAGGTCTTATCAGTCTTGCGAGGAGAAGTGGCAATATCGCTCGCATCGAGAGCCGTCTCGTTTATGAGAAAGACCGCTTTGATATTGATTACGGAACAGGTCAAAAGCTAATACACAAACCTTATCTCGGTGTAGATAAGGGCAATATCACCTGTGTCTATGCCATAGCCGAACTTACTGGCGGCGGGGTCCAGATAGAGGTTATGACTATTGACGAAATCAACGCTATCCGGGACCGCAGCAAAGCCAAAGCAAGCGGCCCTTGGGTAACAGACTTTGGTGAGATGGCGAGAAAAACAGTTGTACGCCGGATAGCAAAGTACCTTCCCCTCTCCCCAGAACTGGTGAAGGCCATTGAAACAGATGACCGACAGTTTGATTTTACGCCTCACGGTGAAGTGGCAGGCGAAATACAGGTCGGCGTGAACGGTCTGAAGGAACGGCTCAAGGTCGAGTCTAAAGAAGTCGAAGATAAGCCCGAAGAAGAAGCTAAGTCGCAGGCCGCAGCCGATGTCAAAGCCAAGAAAGAAAAAGTAAAAAAGGAAAAAGCAAAGAAGGGCATTACTGAAAAAGAGGCCGAGCAAACAGCCGAAGAAAAGCTCTCCGATTATCAATACAAATGTAACTACTGTAAGCGGATGTTTAACAAGGGTGAAGAGGCAAAGAACCCGCAAGGCAAAATCCTTTGTCCAAACTGTCTAACCTCGGATGTTATAGACACTACAAAGGAACCAGTAGAGCAAACTGTATAAGGAAGCGCAAGGATGCCAAACTATCAAGGATTGATAGTCGATTGCGATCTCAATTATACCCGTCCTGACTTGCTTGAGAAGTGGGCGAAGAAGAATGACGGCTTATTCTTTAACGCAAAGCTCACTATTCTCGGTAAAGTCAAGGACCCGAAAACAGCACAGGAGCTTGGCTATTATTGGGGGCTGCTCGTACCTGAAATCTGCAAAGAACTTAATCGGCAAGGCCATACTATTACTATCTGTTTTAATAAACTCACAAAAGAAGTTCCTTACGACAAATATACAACGCACGAACTTTTAACGGAACTTTGTGGCTATGTCGGCGAGGACGGAGAACACCAAAGATTAAGCATTGATGATAAGTATGATGCTGTTAGGTATATAGATAACGTCCTCGACTTCGCAGTTATCGACCTTGGTATGAACGAGGAAAACTTAAAGGCGTGGAGAATGGATAAAGATGGCTGAAGGCAGGATGCTAAAAAAGGAAATATCCGATAGTAAAAAATTGGGGCTGTTAGGTGCTGACAGGCCGAGAGTGCTGTATTTTATGATGTTACCCCATCTTGATATTGAGGGCAGATTAAAGGCGGACCCAGAGAAAATAAAAGGCCAAATCTGCACAATGCTACACTATTCAGCCAAAAGCATACAGACTGCTCTTGAGGCCCTACACAATGTCGGCCTAATAATATTATACCAAAACAACGGCACTCAATTCTTGGAATATACACGATTCGGAGATTTTCAGAAGCTATACCCCAATAAAGAGGCAGAAACGAAGATTCCAGACCCAACTCCAGCGAACTCCGGCGAACTCCAGGGAACTCCTCCTAAAGTTAAGTTAAGTAAAGTTAAGTTAAGTAAAGATAATAATATTAGTATCATTTTTGAAAAATGGAATTTCTACAAAGGATTCTACAAAGGAAAAGCAAACTGGAAGTCCCACAACAAGCTGTCATACGAAATCGAGACAGCCATTGCTGAACAGCTAAAGCATTATTCAGTAGAGGATTTATCTGCTGCCATCGGTAACTATGCGGCCATTTTACTCAACCCTGACTACCGCGTATTCGTGGTGGGCAGGCAAAGCTGGGATAAGTATTGGACGTTGCGGGAATTTTTAACGAGGGGTCCAAAGGCCGACCATAAAGAAAAGTATCTATATCGGTTCCTGCCGACAACTTTTCACAAAGACGACTTTCTTACGGTGGACGCCAAAAATAGGCGATACCGAAAAGTGGCAAAAAAGGAATCTGTCGAGGCAGAAAGAAAAATAATAACGGGTGAAACGCTCACGCAAAAATACAAAAAAATGCCCTTGGAAGAAGCAAGGCGATTGTATAAATTCGGCCACCTTTCTTTATTTGAGAAGAATTGGATAAAAAAAGTTAGGCCAGAAGTTATAGAAGGCAAAGACAGGCGGCTGAATGAGTGACATAGCCGAGTTGCGAGAGGTCTGCGATGCAGCAGATACGGCCTTCCACCAAGCGTGGGATGCTCACGAGAAGGCAATGGAGAATTGGAATAAAGAAGGCGGAATAATTGGCACTGAAGCTTGTTGGAATGTTGGCATAACGTATGGGCTTTATACCAAAGCCAGTAGGGTCTTTTTCAAGGCACAGCGGGCTTGGCTTAAAGCCTTGGATGAAAAACAAGAGGTTAAGGAAAAATGCAAATAATGAAAACTATTCTCATGTTTTGTTTAGTTTTAGTATTTGGCTGCGACACGGCGACTTGCCCGCCCTGTCCGGACTGCCCGCCTATGGCGATTGTTTGGGCATATGATTGCAATGATTGGCGGCCTGAGATTTGTGTTAGGGACATAAATTTAATCTTGCCGAGACCTGATTTGGACTGGAACGGAACAGTAGACTTTAGGGATTTTGCACTTTTTGCGGAGTATTGGAATGAGTAAGCCGCACTTATAGCCAAAGAATTAGCAAAGGAGCAGAAAAATGAAACTGCGCTGTAAATTGGGAAGACACGATTTGGATGAATATGGCGGCACATTTCCCATTAAACGAAAATTCGATATGGCGACTTTAA